GATGTTAAAGAAGCTGAAACGGCAAGCGTTTACGCTATTGGAAATCAAGGAACCTAAAATTATTTTTCGACATTAAAACGCCAATGAATTTTCATCTTGCTGGGGCTGACTTCGATTTTGCTGATTAAGGATTTTACAAGCTTTACTTGTTCTTTGTATGGCAGTTCTAGAATGTTTTTCTTGCTTAAAAGTAACAAAGCTTTCTTGGGATCTAATTCCGGTTGCTTAGGTTTACGTTCTTGTAGCTTGTTTTCGAGCGCTTCTTTTTGTTGCAGCAGCTCATCACGCTTTTGGTTTATAATGCCAATTGAAATACCATTAGAATTTAGGTATAGATCCACTAGTTTATTTAGCTTGTCGTTAATACAATTTAATTCGTCTTTTAAGGGCTTGTCGTCAAACTTAACAGTATTGACAGGCATTTGGTCTGGATGCAGTTGCAGGTGTCGTATGGTCTTAATTATGGCGCTCTCAAGATCGTCTTTTAGGTAATCAGATCGATTTTGGCAAAGTTCAGTATCTTGTCGATAACTAAAGCGAATACGTTTTCTTATTGAACTGACACAACGATAATAGTGATAGTCATCTGCATACTTTAAATAGCGTGTTTGAACCATCATTGATGAGCCACAAAAGGAACAGCGTAAAAGACCTGAGAGCATGTATTTAGCTCGGAAAGGACGGGGATTAAATTTTTGGGCATTAGTTAATTGTCGGCGTTTTAGCTCAGCTTGGGTTTTATCATAGTCTTCAATTGAAATAATCGCTTCATGTTGGCCAGGATAAACATTGCCTTGATAAAACTGTCGACCAGTATATACAACATTATCTAAAGCTTGACGAACGGTCCGATAAGTCCAAGGACGATCCTTAGTGATATGACCTTCGGCATTAAGCGAATCAACAAGTTTGGTAATTGATACACCATCAAGATAATCACGATAAATTCTCTTAACAATCTGTGCTTGTAATGTGTTAATTTGATAAATACCAGTTTGTTTATCGTAAGTATAGCCGAACGGAACCTTAGACCAGCCCATGGCTTTACCAGACTTAGCACGTCCTACTTTGCCCATCATCATACGTTCTTTGATTTGTTCACGTTCGAATTCAGCAATTGAGGCTAGCAGCGTGAGGAATAAGTTTCCCATCGGGGAACTAGTATCGATTTTTTCATTAAGTGATACGAAAGAAATCTTATTTTTATCAAAGATGTCTTTGACAAGATAAAGTGTATCCTGAACTGATCGTGATAATCTGTCTAGCTTGTAGATCAGCACAATATCGAATCTGTGGGACTTAGCATCCACAATTAGTTTCTGAATAGCAGGTCGATTCAAAGAACCACCAGAAAAACCGGGATCAACATATTCTTGATAGATCTGCCAATCTAAAGCACTACAATATTTGCGTAAACTAGCTAGCTGCCCTTCAATTGAGTAACCTTCTTCAGCTTGGTTGAGTGTAGAGACACGTGCATAGATTGCAACTTTCGGCATATGAATTTCCTCCATTTTTGTAAGGCTTATCTAAAAAATGATATACTAGTGCTAGCCAATGTTATATTCAATGTCTTCCACAGTTGTGGGAGACATCTTTTAGTAATTGGATTTACCCATTGGCAAAGATGGTAAGGTACAAAGAAGAACTTTTCTTTAGAGAGAGTTCTTTTTTTATCTCCTTAAATAAACATATGTTCGATTAATGTGTAAAAATTAAGCTCGGCGCTGTGCCGGGCTGTTATCTTTCTTTTTAAGAGCACACCTAGTATCTGGATAGGAGTTTTCCCTACAGTCATGATTTACTTATTTAGTAGAGTTTGTCGTACATACGTTCTTTCAAGACTCTTTTTAAACCGGTCGATTTCGACCGGTTTAGTTTACTCAAAATTAATGAAAAGGCCATGTAGGTAACTAGCTTGTATTTTTTCTAAATAATTATCGCAAATATATTCTCTCAAAATGCTGTTAATATAATAAAAGTCTTGTTGAGTAAGTGAATCTTCTGAAAAGTATATTAAATTAGCAAAATAGATTATCCCAATAATGTGGGTTAATACTGATAGTACATCGTCTGAGAAGTCATCAATTTCATCATTTTCATGTGTTGTTAAAGTTGATAAATCATTGTGAAATATATCCTCTTTGGAATTAGTATGAACGGTATTTGAGAACGAAGTGTAATAACTAAGTAATGGCTTTATATCATTGTAAATAATATTATTCTTGAATAACTTATCAATTAATATTGTAAGTTTCCCAATTTTATAAGTATCTAATGCTGAACGAATGCTGGAAATTTGAGAAGAATGGCCATAAATTTTTCGTTCTTTTCTTTTTAGATAAATATATCCTTTGATGACATAGGCAATTAGGCGAAAAACTGATTCCATCATGGATCTTAAATCTCTTTTTGATGATTCAAAATGTTGTAAATTAATAAGATCAATTGCACTAACGAGATCACGTTTTACTAAGTTTGAATAATTATTTAATTCAGAATCTAATTTAGAATAAGGAAGTAAGCTATAAATGATATAAGAAATTTCATAAATTCTCCTAAAATTCGGGTTACTTATTAAGTCTTTTCTATTTTTCTCAAATTTACTAAATAGTGTAAAGTCTTTTTTATAATTATCTTTAATCATGAGAATCAATAACATGTCTCCATTTTTTAATTATATCTTGCTGAGAATCTCTCTTTTTTGAACTTGAGTTTTTTTCAGTTTGATGATCCTTTTCCTTCACTTGATTATTAGTTTCATTATTCTCTTTTTTAATAAAAGCGTTTATTTTTTTTACAAGTGATTTAGTATCTTGATTATTTACATAAAAATCTTTAATAATTCGTGAATATAATAGAGTTCTTGATTTAAACAGATAATCTTTATAGTCAGCGCCAAGAATGCCTTCTGTAAATTGCCGTAACTCATCGTTATGTGAGTAGTATTCTTTTGTAAATACTATAATAGCTAAAATAGCAGGAACAGAAAGAATCTGATTATCAAGTTTTTGTTTTATATATATATCAATAGTTTGGTTCGTCATTTTACCTCACCTAGTTTTTGCAGAAGTTCGTTAGTAATTTCAACAATATTATCTTTTGTACTAGTCATATCATATATGAAATTTTCTAATTTTCCAGTTCTAATTCGCTCATGTTCATATAATGTTTTATTAAAACGTTCCTCTTTTTCAAATGATTCTTGTATATTGTTTCGTTTTACATTTTTAGTTACTTTTTCTCTTTCATCTTTTGATTTACTTGTTAAAGTGAAAATAATACCTAAATTAATAAGCTTATGGTCTTCTAAAACGAGATCCTTCTTAAGAGCTTTTTGTAATAGATCGTAACCTAAAGCGGAAAATACATCAGGTGCAATTGGAACAATATAATAATCGCTAGCTAAAAGGGAAGCCTGAGAATAAACAGAATAGGTTGCCGGGGTATCAATTAATATAAAATCATAATTATTAAGAACTGATGGCTTTGCGATTAATTTTTTAAGCCTTTTTTCAGCACCACGAGCAGTAGTTTCAAATTCGGTTAAAGATAAATCACCAGGAATTAAGTCAAATTTTTCGTCTTCATTAGAAAATAAGTGTTGAACACTATTCTTGATGGTTGGCTCTTCGTTATTATTTTTTACCATACTATTATTGCTATCTATTAGTAGGTTCGCTATAGTGGGACCTGTTTTTAATAATTTTTGATAAAAGTCAATGCTTCTAAATTTTGTCATCAAAGCTTGAGTTGCATTGAATTGTGGATCCATGTCTATTACTAATACGCGTTTATGAAATTCCTTAACAAGTGTATAAGCAATATTTATTGTTAGAGTTGTTTTGCCAACTCCACCTTTCATATTAATAAAACTGATTACTTTACAATTAGGATCTTCTTTTGCCATGTTTGCTACATTCCTTCCATTATATTGATTAATGTTTATTTATTTTTTGTATTTTCTCGTTTTCAGCATTTATCATTCCGAAGATAAGGAATACAAATGGACTGATAACTGGCATAACAAAGTCTTTTAGAAACTTTGTTATCCAATGATTCGGAAAAATTAAATCTGAGGTAAATGTTATTAGTGCAGATATAAAGAAAGCCATCAAAAATATTTCTTGAATTCTACAATTATTTTCAATTCTTCTGTATAAGCTTCGCATTTCATCACGTCCTTTCTTCGGAGAGGGCTTTTTTAATTAAAAGGATCTTGTCCTTGCTGTATTTGATAAGTGTCTTGAATTTCACCAGATGTCTTCATTGTATCCGGTACGGACTGGACAGCTTGTTCGGGTGACATTCCATTATGTTCTGCTAAATAGGCAGCAGGTGACTCGCCATAGCGATTAACAAAATCGTGTAAGTCGTTAGCAGGTGGCAATCCATTGCTATTTGATTGTGAAGCTGGTTGCGAATTGCTTTGCTGAGTTGATTGCACAGCTTGTTGTTGAGAAACATTCTGACTACTTTGTTGAGTGGAAGTTTGACTAGCTTGACTATCACTAGAAGTAGCAGAGCTAGACGAACTTTGTGTATTTTCCTTACTTTCTTTATGCGTCTTATGATGCTTAACGGCTTTAGTAGTAGTTACTGATGAGCTACTGCTTTTTTTATTTGATTTTTGTGATGAGGAGCTGCTACATGCAGTAAGAGTCGCTCCTAAAACTACAGTAGCGCAAATTAAAACTATCTTTTTCATGTTATTTCTCCCAATAATAATTTTATATAATTAGCGAAGAGCTTTGCGGTAACCTGCTGCTTGCGCTTCGGCCTCTGAATTGAAATAGACAGCATTAGCAGAGTTCATCCGGTAACCAGCTTGCTCAGGTGTGTGGTAAACCATTGTTTTAGAATTACCAACAATAGTACCTTGCTGATCAGTCATCATATCGCCTTTGTTTGAAGGAGAAGTAGTACTTGGTGTAGTACTTGGTTCAGAATCATTCTCTGAAGCGACAGATGAATCGGTTGAAGAAATGCTATTGTTGGATGAGCTTACTGAGCTGTTGTCAGAATCGTCATTGCTTGACGATTCACTTGATGCTTTAGATTCGCTGGAGGAATTGCTAGACGTCTTTTTTTGCTTTCTTTCGGAATGATGCTTCTTTACAACTTTGGAAGAAGTCTGCTGCTTTGTTGATGAGTGACTGTTAGAGTTTCCCACAGCAAACATAACTACGCCCAAAAATACTAGAGAAACAATTCCGACAATCAGTTTCTTTGAGTCTTTAATATTATGCCGATGATTAAGTAATAGGTATGCTGCCCAAAGAATAAATATCCAACCTAGAAAAATCATTTTTATTGGTCCTCCTGTTTTTCTGTGTTAATTACATGCCATCCAATTAAAAAAATAAATATAATTGCAAAAAAGATATGGCAGGTAGTAAGTAAAATTGCAGTGATAATGATCATCAAAACATCCCAAAAACCAGATGGCAATTTTTCATCTGAAGTATTGGTAGAAACGTTTTGTCTCTTTTTGCCAGTTAATGCTTTAGCAAAAGCTTTTCTGGTATCTATAGAAGTGCGGTAATAAGCCTTGTTGTACAGCTTTCGTTTAGGGTGTAACCATCCTGCTGTTTTAGTTCCATATCCAGGAATAAGACTTTTCTTTATTTTTCTGGTATAGGATCCTTTGTATTTTGCGGCTAAAGACTTCTTGATTGATGGTTTACGAAATACGCTTCGTGACATTTTTCCTCCCAATAGTAGCTTTTAACGTCGATCACGCTTGGACGTAATAAATTATTTGATTGTAAAAGATTTTCCACAATCGAGACAAACCCAATCAGACTTACCAGTTTGCTTTCCAGCGAATCCTGCTAATGTTCCGACTCCACCTGTAAGAACAGCGCCACCAACAGCCTTGCCAACTGAAAAACCGCGTTTGTGTTTTCCTACAGGTTGAATATTAGTGCTGTTACAACGCGGGCATTTCATTTTCGCTTTAAGTCTATCGCGCTTGATGGATTCGTGGCGATTATTAGCAGCTTCTTGTGCTTCTACCATTTTGGTAAGTAGTGACTTCCCATCTTTCTTTTTGGAGCTTTGATTGGCTTCATGTAATTTAACAATAGTAAAAGATATGAAGAAACCTAAAAGTCCAAGTACAAGTAAGGAAATAAAACCTCCAAAAATACCAATTACTGCGCAAATACCAGTTGTCCACCATACAACTTTGTTATTCATTTTGAAAATTCCTCCTAAATAATTTCAGCTTTTAATGACATCAGAATTTGGTCAATAGTCAGCAATTATCTCTTTGACGATGTCCTCATCTCTCAAAGGGATGTCATTCTGACGCATAAACTCTAAATAGTCGACTCTGCATGGTTCCTCGCCAGTGTATTTGATATATTGATGAAACAGATAGCTGATCATAAAGCGATTGGCTTCGCATTCCATTTTAAGTTTCATCGTCTTGGTTGCATTGTATAACTCAATTTCATTTTTCTGTTTGGCAGCGTGCCCCAGCTCATGCAGCAGAACAGCTTCGTGCTGGCACTCGTCAAGCTTTTCATCTATGTAAATAGCGTTAAGCTCTGGCGTGTAATATCCGGGATTGTCAAAGTCACCGACGATTACCGAGACCCCTAATTCTTTAATGATGTCTACAACTTTTTCAGCCATACACATCACCTATTCTTTTCCGGCCATGTATGCTTTCCAAAGCTGTTTCATCATTTTTCTGTCATGTTCAGTAACTGGTTTGCCGTCAAAACTCATTGCGTTGTCAATGGCTTTGTCTAAGTCTATGTTAGATTTATCTGATATTTCTCTGCCTAGCAAATAGTCTATTGACACGCCAAAAAAGTCAGCTAATTTTTCCAGCATTTCCATATTTGGTTTTCGCTTATTTGTTTCATACATGCCAAGGGTACTAGTTGCGATATTCAATGTTTTAGCTAGTTGGAACTGCGACATGCTTCTACTTTTTCTTAGTTGCGCAATTCGTTCACCAATAGTCATCCCGCTCGCCTCACTTTAAGTATCTTTTATGGTATAAATATCTTTCGTGATAATAGTATCACTATTAGTGATTGAAAAAGCAGGCGAAATAATCACTTTTTGTGATTGACATATCACGAATAGAGATATATTATGGTAACCGTGATGAACATCACAGTACGTGATAAAGGAAGTGAGATAGATATTGACGAAACCAAACAAGGTATTGATAAAGCTGCGGCAAAAAAGAGGAGAGTCTCAAAAAACTGCAGCTAAAAACATTGGCATCACTCAGTCGATGTTGGCAATGCTAGAAACTGGTGACCGTAAGGGGAGTGATGCCACCAAGATGGCGATCGCAAACTATTATGGCGTCAGCGTAGAACATATTTTTTTTGGTATCGATATCACGAAACGTGACAAGGAGGTCAAATGATGGAACATTTTGATACTGACTCAGTGATTCGCCAACATAGCGAATCAAAAGTAATTGATAGTCGGGACATTGCCAAGATGGTTGGCAAAAGTCACGCACACCTAATGCGAGATATTCACGACTATATCAACGCTTTGGAGCCCAATCCAAAATTGGATTCGGCTCAATTCTTCATCGAATCAAGCTATATTGATCCAAATAATCAAGAGCGTCCTTGCTACCTGCTGACTAAACAGGGCTGTGAATTCGTGGCCAATAAACTGACTGGTCGTAAAGGAACAATCTTCACTGCAACGTATGTATCGCTGTTCAACGAATATGAAGCTGAACATAACGGTAAAGTAGCAGCTATCGATAACGGCCTGGAGCATGAAAAACTCGCGTACAAGCGAGAATGGCTGATTGAAATGCGCAAGCAGAATATCAACAAGGCACACGAGCTGCGCAATCAAGACGTCAAGTTGTATCTGGAGCTTGGCAAAGTTGCTGACGATTACCAGCGACCTCGTATGGCTACCGACTTCCGTAACGAAGCAATTCGCGCCATGTCGGCACTGCCAGTAGGCGCACGCCGTGAATACTCAGCAACCGAGATTGGCAACATCATTGGCGTGTCGCCGATTGCGATTGGCAAATGGGCCAACAAGCTAGGGGTTAAGCGTGATGCCGATATGAGCTACCGCGATCACGATGGAGCTTGGCGATACTTCCCTGAAGCACTAAAGGTATTCCAAGACAACGCACTGGAGATTCAAGACGACGACTTAGGACTGTAGGAGGTAACGGATCATGCGAGCCATCTATTACACCGTAGAAGGCGGCTATAGGCAACTACTAGCAACCACTTATGGAAACTATGGTATAGCACCCACCATTTCTAATGAAGAAAGAAAAAGGCTTTCAGAAGAGATGGGACATCCCTTGAGAAACCTTTTCGTAAATATTGATGGTAATGACTATCAAATCTGCTTAAAGCGGAAGGCCAGTATTCTGTTTAATAATTCCCGTAAGAACTGCAGTAGCCACGTTTTTAAGAACACCAATTGAAACTGATTTTAAGGTACTGGTTGCTTTTTTCGTTTGATTCCATACTTCATCATCGCGAATCGAGTCAAGAAGCTCATGGCCAGACCAAGTAATATCAAAAACTATTAATGAAAAACCAGAAGCGTATTTATCGTACCTTGCATTTATATATTTTCCATCAAGCAACTGCAAAAAAGTATACGTTATATCGTCTTCAGAATATTGATCGTTGACAAGCTCTGGAAGCATTTGAGAAAGCTCGACTCCACAATGAAACATACCTATTCCCTGTGCTTCTAATGAAAGCAGAACATACCGAACACAATCATGTTTTAACTTCAATATTTTCACCTCCTTTCACTAGGAGATGACTTAAGTATACAACCAGGAAGAAGGGAGTATAGATGAATCAAGAAACCAAAAAAAGAGCTAGAGAAAATTGCACGGCAACTTGAAGAACAAGCTGCTGCGAATATAACTCTAGCTAATGCGTTGCGAACAATAAAGTAATGTTTGTTTGAAGGAAGTGATTGTCTTGATGGCATGGATACTATTTTCCCAATTAGTAACTTTAGTGAGTCTACTAATTACGCTGTATTTCAATCTAAAAAAATGACTTTTTTATGGCTTATTAACGATGTTCGTTTTGAGAAAACAATACTGATTTTCCTAATTATTTCATTGTTAGTAACTAGATAGCCGTACCTAACAGATTGATGACCAATTAATATTTCAGGATGAGCAAATGGAACGAACATAGATGTATCAGAGGATGTTCTTAAGACACCAGTGCTGCTTTCAACAACTAAGCTTTTGATTTTAGTAGAGATATCACCGTTATTTGTTATTTCGATTCTCAAAAATTTATTGTTGCCATTAGTACTGATGGAATGGTTGATATCTATATCAAGAATAGAAGACCAAACTGTAATAGTTACATTTATTACTGCTATTAACGCAGAAATAATAGAACATACTAGAGTTGCTATAGCCATACTGTCACCTCCTTTCGTTGGGAGATGAACTAATTGTAACAGAAAGGAGAAATGCACAATGGAGTATGTTATCGAAAACTATGATGCCAGTGGGCGTCGTATTGATGACCTCGAAAAAGTAAAACTACCTCCAGACATGGAGCAGCTGATTATTAATATCTTGTTGTCAAATCAGAAAGGAGATGAAGTTAGCTAATGGAATTTGACATTTTTTCGCCGGTGATTGGCGGTTTGATTCTGCTGGTGATGGTTATTGATCATTCGCTGTTATGTCAGCGAATCGATAAGTTGGAACGGGAGGTGAGACTATGGGAACGCTCCGGGCGTTAGTCTGGTCAGCTCTCAGTGCAGGATTTGTCTACCTATACATGACTGACCACTTCATCAAAGCAAACTGGTTCGCGGTTATCTGGATCGTATTGTTTGCAATACAAAGCACTGTTTCAAGCATCAAAAAAAGCACTACTCGCCAGTAGTGCCGAAAACAAATAAATGAACAGGAGTGATTATAGCATGAATGAAACTTTAGAACAAAAAACTTTGCATACTGATTGGATTATTGATGGATTGTCGGTTGGCTATCTGAATAATAACCCAGAATACGCCGGCTGGCTGTTCAACGAACAGGACAAGCTGAAGGCGATTAACAGCAACGTTGATTTGATTTTTGAACCAGGAATTAGTTTTGGTTCATGGCCAAAGTGATTCCGTCCCCTTTTAACGAAGAAAATATTTTATATAGGCATTATACATCAAAAACTGAAAAGAGGTACAAGCAATGGAAGTACAAGATGGGCGTATTCAGAACGAAGCAGAGCTGCATAAGAAACTGTACCGGCTTCGCAAACTGAAAGAAGAACAAAAGCGGGCTGATGAACAACGCGAGCGTGAGCTTGCGGATACAGCTGCTTGGTATCAGCCGGAAACTGATCGGCGTAGTACGGAGATTGCGGATGTTGAAGCGCTGATTAGCGATTTCTACATGCGTCAGTATGAAGAGAACCCTTACTACAAGTTTAAGAGCCGAAACGGGACCGTTTCTAAGCGCACTAGCAATCACTACGATCACAACGACAAGCAACTGGTTGATCTGGTCGACGATAAATTCGTTAAGACAACTAAGAAACTTGATTGGGCTAAATATAAGGCCACCCTGACGGTGCTTGATGATGGTCGTTGCGTTGATGAGAATGGCGAACTAGTGCCCGTGACGGTTCAGCAGCAAGTCAAAGTGATGATTAAGACGACAGGAGAAAAGTAATGAAATTCTATGAAGCTGGTAAGATTCCGCCTACACCGCATATGTACTTCATCTACGGTGACGGTGGGACCGGTAAGACAAGCTTGTTTAAAGAGTTTGAAGGTAAGAAGTTGCTATTCAGTTTCGACCTGTCAACCAACGTGCTGATTGGTGATGAATCAATCGACGTTTTTAAGCTAGAAGAATGCGACATGCCGATCATGCAGCAAGAACTGGGTAATCTGCTTAGCCGGGCAATCAGCTCAGGACGCTATCAGGCAATCTGCTTGGACAACGTTACCGCACTGCAAAACATGATTCTTGAAAATATTGATGGTGCATCAAAAGACAATCGCCAAAATTACCAAAAACTGCAACTATGGTTCCGCCAATTGGGAACATATCTCCGTGACTGTGGATTAACGGTATACGCCACAGCTCACCAGATTGACAACGGGCCGGATAAGATGCAGGGACGATTCTCTGCTGACATGAACGAGAAGACGTTCAACGCCTTCACGTCAATGTTTGACGTAGTCGGTCGGATTTACATCAAAGACGGTGAACGCCTTATTGATCTGGATCCGGAACAAGGCAACCATGCTAAAAATCGAATTGATGACCGCACGCTGATTAAAGCTAACGAATTGATTAAGAAAGAAGAGGACTAAGACATGCCTTTATTTACAACTGATTCAAACAATGTATTTGGTAAGACGCTGAAAGAAGCGGGGACGTACAACGTACGTGTTGTCAGCGCAGTAGCCAAGAACAGCCAAAGTAGCGGCAAACCAATGGTTGAATTTAATTACGAAGTCTTGGACGGTGAATATGCCGGTGCGCCAATTCGTTACGATTACGCAGTTTGGAATGACGACACGCCAGAGCATTTTGAAATGTCAGTGCGGCGCTTTAATACGATCATGATTGCATCTGACATTCCTAGCGGTAAGGCAGTTGAGAATCTGCCACAAATTGCCGGCGTCATGCTTAATCGTAAGCTGGCCGTTACCGTTGATTGGGAGCAAGCACAAAATGGTAATTGGTATCTACGGGTTAAAGGCTATCAGAAGCTTTTACAAGATGGTAGTCAACCTAATGGCGTAACTCGTCCAGAAACGGCCCAATATTCACACCAGAGCAACTTTAGTGGGAACAATGGTCAACGATCCACAAACCGCTCAAACGCTTCGTACGGTGCAAACAACGGCTTTACTAGCCAGACCAATTTTAACGCGGCAATGCCAACTAATGGTCAGGCATCAGCAGACAAAGAATTGCCGTTCTAATGCAAAGCGGTAAGGCATACTGGCGGGAGGGATTGGGTTGGATTATACAGCCAGACGTGCCAATGAATCTTGAACGCGTTGCAACGATTAATGATGGCAACCTTGATGGCGTACCGATTGAGTTTGATCTGCCTGACCCGCGTAGGGCTAGGCCAAGACAACGACGCTTGTTCTTCGCGCTGCTCGGTGACATTCACCGCTGGTCCGGTGAGCCGGTCGAATGGCTTAAAGAGTACTTCTATACGATGTACACGGTCAAAACGGCCGGCAAAGAGATTAGCTTAGCTGATAACACGAAGAGCACGGTTAGCGACGCGGTTGAACTGATTGATCAGGTAATCGACTTCATCTTTGAATGGTCGGTGCCGCTTAACGATTCTTACATGTTACTGCCACGTGATGAAGAGCATTTCCAATTTGAGTGCATCAAGTATCGCAAGTGCCTGATCTGCGGTCAGCATGCTGATATTAACCACGTCGACGAAGTCGGCATGGGACGCAATCGAGAAAAGTTAGATCACACAAAGGCCAAGCTGTCAGCATTATGCCGAGAACATCATCAAGAATGGCATCAAATAGGCAACATAGCTTTCTGCAATAAGTATCGTCTAACGAATCTAGGTGTGAAAGTTAATGCTGAGACGCTTCAAAAGATTGGCGTGAAGGGAGATTATGACCATGAGTAATCTATTGTTGAATGAGAGGCCGTTAGTTGTACTACCTAGTTTGGCTAAAGAATTAGGTAGCTTAGATGAAGCTGTGATTTTGCAACAGATTCATTACTGGTTACAACGTTCTACCAATGTTGAGGAAGGTAAGCGATGGGTCTACAACTCAATGGAAAAATGGATGCAGCAGTTTCCTTGGATTAAATCAAGGACCACGCTTACTAGATACTTCAATAAGCTAGAAGCAAAAGGACTGCTTATCACTGGGAACTTCAACAAAGCCGGCTTTGATAAGACCAAATGGTACACGATTGATTATTCTGCGTTGTCGGATTTTGAACAACGATTGTACAGAACCTGTACAACGAGTGACCAGAATCTGGTCAATGGAATGAACAGAACCTGTACAACCAATACCATAGACTACACAGAGATTACTTCAGAGAGTACTACAAACAAACAGGCTAACGCCGTCTCAGCTGACGCTGATTTGTCTGAGTCCTTCAACGAACTTTGGAATCTCTATCCAAAGAAGCAGGGAAAGAAAGATGCCTTTCGGCACTATAAAGCTTGGCGGAAGAAATCCAAAGACAATACTGATGATTATCTGCTGCGGAAGCTGAATGAGTACAAAGCATACCTGGCAGCTAATCAATGGCTGCATCCAATGAACGGCTCAACGTGGTTCAACGGTCGCTTTGATGATGACTATTCGACTACTAACAGTCAAGGCTATCAGCCACTGCAACAGCCACAAAACGATGGCGGGTTCGCTCAGAAACTAGTTGATGGCAAATGGACACAGAACGAAATCAACGTGGCTGTTAAAGGGATTAAGAATCTTAGCCCGCAACAGAAGGCTTACTATGTTCAGCCTATCGATCAAGAAGGCAATACACGATATCGGCTTGATTATCTGGCAGGAAAGGCAATTCCAATTAGTGATGCACTTGATCAACTGTAGAAAGGAGCAGGAGCTATGGCAATGCATAGCGTAGCTGAAATGGCGGCGTCCATCTTAGCTAACCTAAAAAGAATCGCACAAGAAAAAGGCCAGCCGTTGCCGGTTGACCTTGATAATAAAGATGAAGTTAAGGCTTATATGAAGGCCAATAACGATAAGCACGTTGGCGAGTGGAATCAACGGCTTAAGCGTCAGAAATTCGACCATGTCTATAAGCAAAGCCTTTGGTCTGGCCGAACTCCGATCGCCTTTAATTTTAGCAGTTGGGACTCGTCAAAGCAAATCAGTAAGCAGAATGCCGAACAGCTAAAGCAAAAGGCTCAACAGCTGGCCCAGCAAATGCTGACGCCTGATGACAAGCCGTTCAACGTCATGTTTGAAGGCTCACCAGGAACGGGTAAAACAAGCTTAGCAATCGCCATGATTGATTATGTTAGGCATCACGGTTACCGGTGGGGTTACATTAAGCACCCAGACGGTGCTGAAAAGTACAAGCGCTATGTTGACGTGTTCTTCCTGGCGACTGATGAAATGCTCGAGCTTGTCTATCACTCAATGGATGGCGACGGTCAAGCACGCAATCAGCTTCAACAGGTGGTCAAATTCGCTAAAACGGCTGATGTGTTGGTACTTGATGACTTTGGCACTGAGGGTGGTATGAAAGGCACGATTCGACCGGTGCACAAGACTATGCAGGAGCTGATGTATGACATCAATAATGCGCGGTTTGGCAAAAAATACACGATTATCACGACCAACAATACCGTTGAAGAATTGCGGGCAATGTACAACGTTAAACTGATTAGCCGGCTGATTCCTACTAACGGGGAACATACCTTGAACTTCAACGGCTTGACGGACGTACGATCAAAAATGCTATAGGAGGAAACGAAGTGCTGAAAGTAACGAAAGACCAAATGCTACTAGATACCGAGCAGAGCTGCGCTTGGTGTGATGGTACTGGATACCTGGACGAAATCGAGCGCAAGTGCCCGTTCTGCGATGGCGATGGCATGCTACGTATTGACCCGGCAATCGTACGGGTGATGAAGAGTTCCGGACACTGGGACAGCAACAACGATGTAGACGCAAGTTTAATGCACGATATGGGAGCGTAAAAAGGAGTTTGACAAATGCTGACAGAACAATTTTTTAAAAACTGGAAAGGTGACAAGCTCGTCAATATCCAATGCGATACTCGATTTGTGGACGATGTTAATGACGATCTGCAGTACTTTATCGATGCCGAAACCGGTATGTGCTGTGATGATGGCTACACACGAGACGAAGTGTCGACTCACACGAACGATACCGATCTGATTGACAGAATCATGAATGTTGCCTGTCATCGCTATGGGTGTGGGATGCTTGGAGATGAGATATATGCTGAACACCCAGAACAAGTATTACAAGCTATGATGGCTATTTATGCCTGGGTTGAATTTAAGGAGTGTGGATTATGAATTTCTATGAAACCAACGATAAGCACGTTACAAATTTCAAGGATCCTGAAGGTTATCGCATCACCTATTGGGAAGACATCATTAGAAACGTCTACAGCGATGATGGCGATTGCATTTATCTGCTGTCGCTTAGAACCGACGACTGGGCCCAAGTAGCTGAGTACTTCTGCAATCGCTATGGATGCCAACTGGATGTTGATAGAGAAAAGCTGGTGGCTAAAGAAGACTATATTTTAGTCCAAACCATGCTCGCTATCTACGCGTGGATTGAGTTTAAGGGAGTGAAGTTATGAATAGATTAAAAGAGCTGCGCAAACAACACGGGTTAACGCTTGATGATGTTGAAGAAGAGCTTGGAATTGGAAGAGGAACATATAACAACTATGAAAACGGGAAAACATTTCCAAAGCTCAAAACGCTTATAGAAATGGCTAGTTTTTACGATGTAACAATTGATTATCTATTAGGTGTTAACTGGGGACGATGCGAAGATGAAACAAATGTAGCATTGGATTTTGACCAATTAAAAGAAGAGTATGGTTTTGAATATTGCCCATACTGTGGTCGGAAATTGTAAGAGGTAATGAAATGAAAGAACTGAAAAAAGCAATTAAAGCATGAACGAAACAAGCTTAAGGAGCGATTCTATGAACCTACTGGAAGTATTTATCATCTTAGGCTCAATCGTTGGCAGTGTGTTGTTTGCTGGCGGTATGCTGTGGATGATTTTCATCAACTGGATGATGGGCTTTACTGCGGTTGGTATTGGTTCGGCAGTCATCGTCATTACGATGCTGATTGCACTGGTCTACTACATGTGGGAGGTGTATCACGATGGCAAAGAATAGGAAACACAAACGCCACGACACTCACCGTAAACGCAACAAAAAGAAGGTGCATAAAAATGACCAACCATTGCACGCCGAGATTTTTCAAAGCGCTCAGCAATCTCGAGCATAACTATCCTGAGGTGTTTGCAGCCTACAGCAAGCTGCAGCTTGACGACGTTGCATCACCGCTTGACCCAGACTTTCGAATCGTCAAGGATTTTCGCGATACGATTCGTGAGAACGATTGGAGCAAGTATCACAGCGATCATGGCCTGCAGGCCGAGATTGCATCGTGTCTGCATCGATACATGGGCGTCCGTGAGATTGCCGAGTATCTCGGTATGGACGCTAAGATGATCGGCAATGTGATCCGAGACACGCCGGAGCTTAAAAAGATCATCGATAAAAGCCGGCGTGATTTTTCGCAGATCATTGTCTATGACCGCAACAATGGCGATTATACACTCGTGCGGACGATGTATTCAGCAGCACGCAAAGTCGGTCTGAACACGGCAAGCATCAAGTTTTATGTCAACGACCGGCACTGCAACTATTGGATCCACAATCGCTATAAAGTAAAACGGAAGGTGTGGTTTGACGAGGACAACGGTATGTGATTTATCGTTGGATTTTGACTACGGTGTCAATATCATGATGTGCCATAAATAAAAAACCGCACCACAAAGGCACGGTGATATATATACAAAACCAATATTAGTATATCAAAAGGGAGTGGCGTTGTGGTGCAGCAACAGACAATTGACGACAAAGAATTTCGACCAATTGATCGTGAGGCAACGGTTCAGGCAGTTAAATCATTTTTCAGCGAACAAGAGTGTGATTACGGCTACAACTATCAAGAACTGAAGCGCTTGTCTGGAGCTTGGGGAGAGCTGAAATCGCCATCTCTAAATACAACCGGGGGTTCCGCAACAGGTGGGGTTGAGAATACTATTGAGCGGCGCTTTATTAAACACACAGAATGCTTAAAAGCTATCCAAGCAGTTGAATATGCAATCCACGGCTGTGATCGTGTGAGCCGTGAAATCTTAATGAAACGCTATATTGAGCAAAGACCGGTTAAGATCGTTAGAGACATTCTTCAGATTGCAGGCAATGCTACTTGGCATAGGCTTGATCAACGTGCTTGTTGCCAATTCGCAGAATGTATGGAAGCGGCTACTATCTTGTATAGAACCGATCAAAGATTGTTTCCTCAGTTACAATTTTATTTATAAAATCATTTCGATATGTGTTTGCAAATCAGCACAAAAACAAGTATATTAAAGACGTACCAGAAGGTACTAACACTTTGCATAGTGAATGACTGCTAGTCATACTGTATAACGTTTTGACCGTTCATTTGTTATCTATGACAAAGTCCGTTAGGGCACGGCGAGGTACGTTTATCATAGAAAAAACTTCCATATGCCTATTCCGTGAATTGAATTTAGTAGGTTAGGTTTCCGATAGAATGTCAATTGGATAATATCTTTTGTAGCTGTATACTGCGACTAGTAGGTTAGTTCAGATCTAATGCACAGTGTTATAAAGAGGCTGGGAAACCATGCCTCTTTATTTTTTTAGCAGAAGTTAAAATCAAACTAGGCGATTTTTAGGATAAAATTAGGATGTAACTAGGAGCAGTTTCGTGTAATAATAGTATCGTGATATAAAACCCACTGATGCGCCGATCGGGATAACTGCCGAATGCCTATTTATCAAGATAACTTGATTGATTCAAGTTAGAAAACACCTCAAAAGTTATATTAAGCTTTGATCGTAGCAGTTTTGCAGGTTCGACTCCTGCACGGTGCATACTCGCCACATAGCGAGAGAAAGGTCCCAGGTGGGCTTGCTGTACTTATGGGCCGACAACCACCACAGCATGCAAAAAGGGTGCGAGTCCCTTACCTTTCTTTGCCAGAGATGGCATAAATTTTACGAACTGTATAATTTTGCATTATCCTGTTGGCTTGGTGCTTTCCTTATCAATGCCAACGGGCTATGCATCCTTAGCTCAATGGGTAGAGCGTTCGGCTGTTAACCGGAATGTTACAGGTTCGAGTCCTGTAGGATGCGTTGCCAGTGGTCGGCAAAGTGCTCATAAGTTGTTTCAGACACTTACTTCAAATATGTTTGCACTTGAAGCGCAGCTTAGGCTGGGCTTTTTATTTTGCTGAAAAATAATTGGAAAGGCGGTGTGGTGATATGCCATGACTAAGAAGCAAGATCGAACAATAAATGACCCTTTTGCAAGCTTGAATAAGAACCAGCAAACCCTTATTACGCTTGACTTTGAAGGAAATCATAGCAATAAAGAAATTGCTCCATTGATCGGTTTGAAAAATGAAACTACAGTGTCACATTGGCGGAAGAAGCCATGGTATGAACCAGCCTTTAATGCTTATGCTGTTAAGGCGATCAAAGGTAAATATAAAAGCCTAGCTTTGCGAACGTTAATTGATTTGCTTGATGCAAAGTCGGAAATGGTTAGATTTCAAGCAGCTACTGCAGTCTTAAAAATGTCTGGTGTCTTGTCTGATAATAGTACGCCTGAACTTGATAAGGCTAAGATACGAAAAGCAAATGCTGAAGCTGATATGGCTGAATTAAAAGTCAATGTATTAAAGAATGGTGATAATGATGATGGGGTAACGATTAACTTCATTCGGACTAAGCGTAAGGAGGAAGAAGATCATGGAGAAGCAACTTAACGTGAATATTGATTCAATGATCTGTCCTCATTTTGATGAAGTGTTGTATAGTCCTGCACTTAATAAGATTTTAAAAGGCGGACGTGGTTCGACTAAGTCATCAGTGATCAGCATTCAATTGGTTATGGATTTTTTACAAGATAGTCAAGCTAACGTATTGGTCATGCGCAAAGTTGCTAATACGTTAGAATTATCGGTTTATGAGCAGATTAAATGGGCAATTTATATGTTGCATGTTGATCGCTTGTTTGAATTTAAGAAGTCGCCATATCGTATCGTCGATAAGCGTAACGGAACAGCGTTTTACTTTAGCGGCGTTGATGATCCACAGAAGTTGAAATCCATGATTATTGCTAAGGGGTATGTTCGTTGGCTGTGGTTTGAAGAATTAGCTGAGTTCGATTCATGGAAAGAAGTCGATATGGTCCGTGCTTCATTTACACGAAAGCCATTGCCGCCTGGTTGTCACGTAGTGACATACTATTCGTATAATCCGCCTAAGAATCCTTATGATTGGATTAATGAGTGGGTAACTCAGCGAGAACAATTGCCGGGCTGGTATGTTGATCATTCGACTTATCTAGACGTGACGTTGCCAAATATCCTTTCGCAGGATTATCTAGATGAAATTAATACCGTCAAGGGCAATGACAATGACTATTATCGCTGGATGTATCTTGGCGAAGTTGTAGGACTTGGAACCAACGTTTACAACATGGACTTGTTCAAGCCGCTTGATAAGTTGCCTGACGACGACTACATCACTAACGTTTTCTATTCAGTCGATACTGGCCACGAAGTTTCGGCAACTACTTGCGGCGCTTATGGCTGGACTAAGAAGCATAATGTTATCCTTTTGGACACGTATTACTATAGTCCACAAGGTAAAACTCATAAGAAGCCGCCAAGTGAATTAGCACGAGACTTAAAACAGTTTGTTGATAAAGTCGGAAAATGGATTGGTAAAAAGCCGACTAACATGACGATTGATTCGGCCGAAGGGGCCTTAGATAACCAATACTACAATGACTTTGGTATTCATTGGCATAAGGTAAAAAAACTAAAAAAAGTGGATATGATCGACCGGGTGCAGGATTTACTAGCACAAGGTCGTTTTTATTATCTGAAACGGCCAGAGAACGAGATCTTCATTGCTGAGCATCAGAAGTATCAGTGGGACGAGAATACATTGCAAAGCGATGATCCTAAAGTCGTCAAGGTTGATGATCATTGTTGCGATATGTTGCAGTATTTTGTCCGGGATAATGAACGGTTGTTAGGGTTGAAGTGGTAGGAGGTGAGGTTATGAGCTTCTTAACGCGATTACAAAATCTTTTTCGTAAAGGAGGTGCTAAGCTCGGTATGGTAAAAAGTTTAGTTAAGATCACTGATGACGATCGGGTGGCTATTGGTCAGAGTGAGTATGATCGAATTCAGTTAGCAAAGTCATACTATCGTGATGATCTGCCGAATATCTGGTTTCGAAATTCTTATGGCGAACGACGGCAACGGCCATTAAGTACGTTGAACGTTACTAAATTAGCTTCAAAGCGTTTGGCCTCAATTATTTTCAATGAGCAGTGTGAGATCTCTTTAGAGAATCCAGAGCTTGATAAATTCATTAAGCAAATAATCGACGACAATCACTTTAATTTGCAATTTGAACAGCATTTAGAAACTGGAATTGCTTTAGGTGGCTTAGCAGCTCGGCCATATGTAGATGATCAGAACAATATTAGAATCGCTTGGGCCAACGCTGATCAATTCTATCCGCTGCGAACCAATACAGACAACATTAGTGAATGTGCCTTTGCTTCTCGATCAACACGAATTGAGAATAAGCAGACTATTTACTATACGCTACTAGAGTTTCATCAGTGGAACGGACCAGATGAATATATCGTTACTAACGAACTATACCGTTCAACACAGAGACAAGTAATTGGTGATCAAGTGCCTTTGGCCACGCTTTATCCAGAAATGGAAGAACAGGTTGAATTTAATAGCGTTATTAAAAAGCCGCTGTTTGCTTACTTCAAAACCCCAGGAGCTAATAACCGTGATTTGGATAGTCCATTAGGAATTGGTGTTGTTGATAATTCTCGTAACGTAATTGACGCAATCAATTACACTCATGATGCTTTCGTTCATGAAGTTAAAATGGGGAAGCGGCGAATTGCAGTGCCAGCCGAAATGCTGCGCCCAGGGGCGCCATACGGTAATAACGAGCTTGATGAGGCACATCCGCGAGTGTTTGACTCTGATATGGACGTTTACGAACAGTTCTATGGAACTGACGATCTGAAAATTACAGATCTAACTAGCGATATTCGTTCAGAGCAGTATAAATCGGCAATTGATTACTTCTTACGTGAATTTGAAGAACAGACTGGTTTTAGTGCCGGCACATTTTCATTTGACGGTCAAGGCGTTAAAACTGCTACTGAGGTTGTCAGTGAAAACAGTACTACCTATCAAACGCGTTCAAGTTATCTAACTCAGGTTGAACTCTTTTTGAATCAGCTGGTAACTGCGATCTTAGAAGTTGCAAGTACACCGGAATTCTTTAGTGATGGTCAAGCTCGTATTAAATTTAATGCTGATGACGATCTAAAGTTGTCCGTCCATTTTGATGATGGCGTTTTTGTTGATAAGGATAAGCAGCGTACTGATGAGTTAGCTCTTGTATCTGCGGGTGTAATGCCGAAAAAAGAATATCTAATTCGCAATTTTGGTTTGAGTGAACAGGAAGCAGATCAGTGGGTAGCTGAAGTATTGAACGAACAGCCTTCGTTTAATTCGAATGCTTATGAAAGCAGTACTGATCTAGATGGCGATACTGATGTTGAGGCTGATTAATCATGGGAGTACGAGAACGATTTGAGCAAAGCGGCCAAAAGATTATTGATGCTTATTCAACACTACAGGAACAGATCTTTGAAGTTATTATTAACACCCTCAAAGAGAGTGATTATAAGCACGTTGATAAAGAAGATGTAGTATTGTGGCAAGCAGAACAATTACAAAAGCTTGGTCGCTTAAATCTGCAAGCGATCAAATTAATGGCTGAAACTGATGGCTTATCACAGACTGCGATCGAGGATTTGATTAAGTTTCATGGTCTGCAGATTAAGCAAGAGATTGATAGTGAGCTGCAGCATGTAACCGGTTCGCCAATTCCATCCAGTGAAGAAACTGAATTGTTGATCAAAGGAATTGTTGATCAAACATGGAATGATTTGCAGAATAACGTTAATGAAACACTGATTACGCGTAATTATGGTAATTCAGCCATTACGCAAACCTATCGGCGTATTTTGACAGAATCGACTGCTGCAACAGTCTCAGGGTTAATGACCCATGAAGATGCAGTTAATTTAGCAATTCAACGCGCAGTTGATCGTGGCTTGCCAACTAAGTTGATTGATAAAGCTGGGCATAATTGGAGCCTTGAAGGTTATGTCAGGATGGTAATTAATACAACTGTAAATCGGACTTACAATGAGATTCGTTTGCAACGTATGAAAGACTTTGGCATGCATCTAGCACTGATGAGCAGTCATCCAGACAGTCGGCCGGCATGCGCGGACATTCAAGGACACGTGGTGAACTTAGTGCCGCCAGAAAGTCCTGATTTTAATCCACACTATGATTCAATTTATAATCATGGCTATGGTGAACCATCAGGAACCCAAGGCATCAACTGTCGGCATATTCTCTTTCCATATGTGCCTGGTGTGAATGAAAATCATCAGCCGCAGTATGATCCGAAAGAAGCGATTAAGAATGGTAAATTGGTTCAAAAACAACGAGCTCGAGAACGAGCAATCAGAGACGCCAAACGGCGTTTAAAAGCTGCAGAAAAGCTTGGTGATGAGAATAAGATCAATCAAGCTAAAACGTTAATACGGGCTCGTCAGGCTAAACTACGTGAATTTATCAAAGAGACTAATGCAGGCAAGGAAATACCAATTTTGGTACGTGATTATACTCGTGAAAAGGTAAGTGATATATAAAGAATTTAATGCTACGACCTGAGTATGTCGTTAAACTGCTCTTTTATTATGCAATCAATTCTCGCGGCTCGTATCCGCGTTAACAACTAATGTGAAGGAGAGATCGCAATGAAGCGTGAGGACTTAAAGACAATGGGCTTGACTGATGGTCAGATTGAGTCGGTAATGATGGCCTATGGTAAGGAACTTAACCCGCTTAAAGAACAGATTAATAGTTTGACTAGTGAGCGCGATAGCTTGAAACAGCAAGTGGTTGACCGTGATGGTCAATTAGATGATTTGCGCAAGAATGCGGGTGAAAATAATGATCTAAAGGCTACCATTAAGCAGCTTCAAGATGACAATAAGGCAGCTGAAGCTAAGTATAAAAGTGATCTTGCGGCTAAAGAAAAAGGCTTCAAGATTGAAAGTGCTTTGCGAGACGCGAAGGCTAAGAACGTTAAAGCTGTCATTTCTTTGCTTGATACTGAACAAGTCAGTGTTGGTAAAGACGGTACACTTGAAGGTTTAACTGATCAGCTTGATGCTCTGAAACAGTCTGATGGCTATTTGTTTGAGCAAACGGAGCAACCAGGTCGAATTAATATTGGCGGTAAATTTGGTAATGACGACACTCCTCAGGTTAAAGATGATGTCGCTTCTCGAATTGCTGAACGTTTTGCAAAGGCAGAATAAAGAAAGAGGGAATAATTAATGACAATTGCAATGGACCAAAAAGATCTGAACACGATTGATGAAGAATTCGCGGTTGATTCTAAGATTTGGCAGCCATTGACTGGTGGCGCTAAATCAATTACGGCGGCAGATTTTACTGGTGTTCATACGGTACGTGTTAACAAGATGTCGGGCTTTGTAGAAGCGGAAGCTTATCACCGTAATGGCGACAATACACGGCACAATGTTAACGTTGAGAAAGAATCGTTTGAATTGACGCAAGAAGACTGGATTGGTTATGACCTGGATCGTCTTGATATGGACGAAAATGGGGCTTACCAAGTAGCGAACGTTGTTCGCGAACACCAGCGCTTGATTACGGTGCCGCACCGAGACAAGTTTGCCGCACAGAAGCTGTATGACACGGCTAAAAATGGCGGGAAGCTGGTTACTGATGCTATCGACAGCAAGAACGCCTTGGCTGCTTATGATGATCTAGAACAATACATGACTGACAATGAAATTCCTGGCGGTTATGTAATCTTTGCGTCGTCTAATTTCTACCGAGCTTTGAAGAATGCTGACGGTGTCAGCAAAAACTTCTCGACGAACACGCAGCAGATTAATGGTATTGATCGCCGTGTTGGTCAATTAGACGGTGGGGTACCAATCTTGACAGTTCCCAAGGCGCGTCTGCAAGGCTTAACGATTGCTGATAATGTCAACTTTATGGCGGTGCCACTCTATGCAGTAGCACCGATCGTTAAGTATGACACGGTCGACGTGCTGGACGCTTCAACTGATCGTTCTGGTTACCGGACGACGATTAAAGGTTTGTCTTATTACGACATTCTAGTCTTTGACAACGCTAAGAAGTCAATTTATGTAGCAGCTTCCCCAAAAGCCTAACCCCACAATCTAGTGGGGAGTTTGACCCGAATGGAAGTGTAAAACCAACCAATGCGCAAACAGTTGATCAGATCAAGGCCTACCTAGATGCACATCATATTAGCTATACAGCTAATATGGCTAAGGCTGATCTGCTTAATTTGGTTTAGAGGTGATTACATGCAGCCGCAATTGACTTATGCAGAATATCAGGATCTTGGTTATTCTGATGTGACCACTGAGGATTTTGCTAAGTTGGAACGTCAAGCACAGCGTGCCATTTCAGCCCTAACGGGTTATTACTATGATGATCATGAAATTACTGAAGATAAATCGGCAAGACGGGTAGATTCGTATAAAGCTGCAATCTGCGAGCAAGTCGATTATATTTCGGCAACTGGTAACGATTCATCATATGCTAATGGTGATGATTTTAAGGCAATTTCGATTGGCAGATTGTCAATGACGCCTCAAACACACGTTAGTGACAAACTGGTCAATGGAGTATGCTATGAGGCGTATTCTTTACTGGCACATGCGGGTTTGCTATATCGTGGGAGAGGAAGTGAAGGTCATGCTGCCCCGTATTCCTAAAAAAATGTGTGGCCACACGATTACACTTTTAATTCCGAACGGTAAAAGAGATGCCTATCGTCGTCAGACGACAACGCAACAGGTTATCAAGCATGCATTGGTTCAACCACAAACAATTTATACCGGTTCAAATAACGATCGAACGATTACGGCTAACGCGGTCGTTTTTTTATTCGCGAAAGTTACCGAACCGCTGCCAGAGCTAACACCTGATTGTGTAGGCTGGCATTTATTGTTTGAGGGACGCGACTATACGATTACAAAGATCGTTGACAATCGCGAACCATTCAGCAACGAAGTATATTCCTACGAATTGGAGGTGCTCTAATGGTTAAAGTTAACGTCAAATTAAATTTAGATAAGCGTTTTTCACAAGCAAAGCTTGATAAGGCGCGTTATGTCATGGCTAATCAGATGATGTCAGACATGGACCAATTCGTACCGTTTAAAAATGGCAAATTAAGTCAATCTGCACATATTAATGCGAACGGTTCTGAAATTACGTATACAACGCCGTATGCTCGAGCACAATTCTATGGGATTGTTAATGGTTCGCCGGTCCGCAACTACACTCGTACGCCACACCCGCAAGCTTCTAAGCGCTGGGATTTAAGAGCTAAGGCTTTGTACTCTCGCAAGTGGGCTAATATCGCTAAAAAGAGTCTGATGGAGGGCTGAGATGGATTTGACGGAACGCTTAGTTGAAAAAATTAATTTGCTTGATCTACCAGTGACCGTATATTCCGCAGCTTTGACGGGAAAAGAAGATCCAGAGATTGGTTTGCTGGTTTTACCAAATTCGCAAGTAATTTCTGAAGACTTGGTGGGCAATAAGGTTGTGGAATTTATTTATGAAGTTGTTATGCGAGGCACTGATGAAGCATTAATTAATAACACGCTCTGGCAGATTGCTAATCTGATTGGTAATGAGGATTTTTATTTAGAAAGCGCTGATGGCTCTTTCGTGTTCGATCAAGCGCAAGTAGCGTCATTTCCAACGCTGACAGGTGCTGATTTAAGCAATGCGCTTAATTATATCTTGGACTTTACGGTTCAAGTAGAAACATTTAATTAAATTTAGAAAGGAAGTATTGCAATGGCAGTAAAAACTAGCGGAATTGTGCTTGCTAGTCGGTACAAATATTTTATTGATACGGCTGGCGGTACCGATTTAACTGATCTGACGAATGCTAAATTTGCCCGCTTGGGGGCAGGCTTTACCGGGACAACCTTTTCTGGTAATGAAACAACGATTAACAACACGTATCTTGATGATGAGGGCTTTGGCTCGACAGACGTTGTTGGTAAACGTTTTTCATTTGCCTTTACTGGGGTCAAGATGGCTAACGATCCAGCCCAAGAATATGTAATTGGCTTGCAAAACAAGCTAGGGACGGATCTAGAGACTCGGTTCTTGATTGTTGACCCTGATGGTAATCAGATGATTGGGGTTGCTGCAATTTCTGCTTTGGTACCCAATGGTGGTAACTCGAATGCCGGGGCAACCTTGACTTTCACGGTTAATATTCAAGGCAAACTGTATAAGCTTAAAACGCCGATTCCCGTAACGGTAGCTGATGAAAACGATACGATTTCACCAAAGATTGACGGTATTACGCTTAATGCAACCGCATCGACTGGCAACGCCACAACTGGTGTGACGACGCCAGCATCATCTGTACCCACTGGTGAAAATCATTAATTAATACGTATTAAATCGCCTGCGAAATACACAGTACCAGTTGGGGCGGTTAAGTTTTGGAGGAAAATAACATGGCATTAGTTCTTGATCTTGATAAATATAAGGCACCAACGCTGGAAGTTGATTTTGGCTTTAAGACAGTTTCTGCAAGACTTGATGATGTCCTTTCTAAGCATCTGACTAATATCTTAGTGGATTCTCAGCAACGAATTGCAGAAGCAGAGAAACTTTTTAATGCAGACTTGGCAAAAATGCCGCGTGAAGAGGCTAAGCAAAAGCTGGAAACTGCGTTTAATGATGTTCGTTTCATTTTAGAAAATGTCTTTGATGAAATGTTCAACGAACCTGGGTTAGGTAAAGAACTCTATAAGCGGGTAGGTAATTCAACGACGCAGTTAGCAAATGTTCTTAGCGAAGTAAATGCTGAAGCTGAAAAGCTGCAGAAGAAACGTGAGAATCAAAAGCTGAATCGTTATCAGCGCCGTAAGAAGAAGTGATGTTAAATGCTTTCACTAACAGAGGAATTGACACAGTCAATTGCTTACAAAGGCCGGGAATATCCAATTGATTTGACTTTTGATAATGTGTTGAGGTTCTATCAGCTGCTTGATGATGCTGATTTTGATGAAGCCGAAAAAATTATTGCAGCATTTCACATTTTCTTTGATGAATCAATTCCAGAAGATCCAGAGTTCTTGATGAACGTTGTTAAGCTGCTTGGCGAGTATGTTAGCGCTAGTCCGTATGGGAACGACGTCAAGAATAGTGACAGTAATCAAGTACCGATTAGATATTTCAGCTTTACGCAAGACGCTCCGGCGATCTACGCCTCGTTTATGGAGCAATACGGAATTGATTTAGTTGAAGAACAAGGCAAACTTCATTGGGATAAATTTAAGGCACTCCTTGACGGTTTGGGTCCCGAAACGCAGTTTCGTCAGATTGTCAGCATTCGACAACGAAAAGCAGACGGACTTGAAGGCGAAGAGCTGGCTCAGTTAATGGAACAGCAGCAGTATTACCGACTGACAGATGGTGCTTCCGTAGATGCACAAACGCAACGGACTGATGCCATGCTTGACGCTTTATTTGCCGAATAGAAAGGAGGTAGGTTATGGCATCGGACGGCAAGGTTACGATCGAAGTCGATCTTGCGACTGATAATGTGCAGAGCGATTCAGAAAAGATAAAAGACATTCTTAATGGGATTGGTAAGGCCGATCATAAAATTAAATTTGGTGTTGATGCTGAAACTGCCAAAGCAAAGATTAAGGAAATTTCTGAAGATGTTCGCCATTTGCCAAAGGAAGCGCGTACTGAATTACGGGCGATTGGCAATAAGGCGGGCATTGAAGAATTTGACAAGTTTCTGAAGCTTCTACCTAAAGAAGAACGAGTCAAACTGTTAACTGATTTTCAAGATAAGGGAATTGTTGATTTTCAGCATGCCTTAAGCCAAATTCCTAAGGAAAAGCGGTCAGATGTAAAACTGAACGATAATGCTTCTGAGCCGATTAAGCGAATTAAAAAAGGGATTGAAGATGTTCCGACGGAACATACAACTAAATTCGAAGCAGATACTTCAAGCGCTGAACAACATATTGGATTGCTTGGTCGGGCGCAATATAACGTGAATAGCAGCTCTAAAAGCATGCTATCGAGCGTTAAAAATATTGTGACAGGGTTAGGCATTTATCAGATAGCTGCTAAAGCATCGGCGGCTGTATCTGAACAGCTTTCAGGTGCGATTAGTCGTTATGATACACTGAATAACTTTCCTAAAGTCATGCAGTCAATGGGAGCTAGCGCTAAAGACTCAAACGCAGCAATTAAGACTTTGTCGAATGGGATTCAAGGTTTGCCAACTTCGCTTGATCAAGTAGCGCAGACTACTCAAGTCTTTATGCCATTATCAGATAATGCAAAAGAAGCAGCTAAAGCTACTCTGGCGTTAAACGATGCATTCTTGGCTTCCAATGCGTCGACAGCTGATGCTTCTCGTGGACTAGAACAATACAAGCAAATGTTGGCTAACGGCAAGGTTGATATGATGGGCTGGCGGTCGATCGAAGAAACTATGCCGGCATCTCTGCAAAAAGTTGCAAAATCTTTCGGGATTGCGAGTGGCTCGACTCAAGAGCTGTATAACAAACTTGATTCTGGCGAAATCTCAATGAAACAATTGAATCAACGTTTCATTGAGTTAGATGGCGGTGCTGATGGATTCCATAAGACAGCATTGAATGCCACTAATGGTATCGGCACCGCAATGGAAAACTTAAAAAACCGTACTAAAATTGCCTTAGAAGCAGTTATCCGCGGTTTTGACGATATGGTTAAAACATTAACGGGTTCAAGTATTGGTGAAAATATTAATAAGCTTTCGTCACACTTTAGTTCTTTTGGGAAGAACGGGGAACAAGCCTTTGAAAGCTTAGGAAAATGGTTAAAGCCATTTATACCAGCATTTGAGACATTAGGAGAGATTGCCAAAACAGTCTTTGAAGGCATGGTTGCCCCTATTCAAGATGTTATAAATGCTCTCAAAGGGCTAAAAAACAGTTCAGGTTTTGCTAAGCAGCTTAACAATGCATTGAAGGGAATCGCAAGCCATCAAAAGGCGTTGAAGGCACTTGGACTTGCAATCACTTCAGTCGTTACAGGGTTAATGGCTGCTAAAGGCGCAATAACTGTTGTTAATGCTTTTAAAAAGGCCCTTGCGGGCTTAACAGCAATTAAGAACATCATCACTAGCATTAAGAGTTTGCAAGGAGCACTGGCACTGCTTAAATTTGCTTTTGCAACAAATCCGGTAGGGATTGTAGTAACGGCAGTTGTAGCGTTAGGTGTTGCGTTTGCAACTGCCTATAAGCACTCAAAAACATTCCGTGATGGTGTTAATAAGGCGTTAGCAGCTACAAAAGATTTCTTTATTGGTATTGGCAAATTCTTTACTGGTCAACTAGGCTGGGAGAAAGCCATTGGTAAAGAGATTTCAAAGATTGTTAGCACGATTGGGAAAACGTTTAGCAAGATCGGTAGTATCTTGAAAAAGATAGGTAAAGCTGCAATCATGGCGTTTGTTTATGCTTTAGCATTGCCCGTCGGGATTGGAATTACCATCATGAAACCACTTGTTAAAGGGATTACCTCAGCGATTAGCAAATTGTGGCCGCAGGTTAAAAAGGTTTGGCAAACTGCTTGGAATGGATTAGTTACGATAGCTAGTGCAATTTGGAAGCCAATTGCAAAACCGATTCAAGCGGGTCTTCAGCTGATTCAGTCGCTTTTTTCAGCTGCTTGGAACACAATTAAAAAAATTGTGTCAGTAGGTATGAAAGCTGTTGAGTCGGTAATTTCGCCAATTTTGAAAAGCATATCGAATACTTGGAATACGACCTGGAATGCGATTAGCAGTTTCGTTGGTGATATTTGGAGCGGAATTAGCAAAACCGGCAAGAAAGTTTTTGGTGGTATTCGTGACTGGATGAGTGACATTCTAGACTCAATTAGCAAGAAATGGTCAGACATTTGGAATGGCTTAGCTTCGGCTTTTTCGGGAATCTGGGACGGCATTAAAGGCGTGGCCAAGTCTGGTTGGAATGCAATTATCGGCTTTATCAACACTGGTGTTGACGGAATTAACTCAGTAATTCATTTCTTTGGCGGTAAAAAAGATACGGTGCCAAAGCTTAAAAAGCTGGTACACGGAACGTCAGCTAATGATCGTGATGAGTTAGCATTAGTTAATGATGAAGGTGGAGACACTTATCGTGAAGCGATTGTTCGCACAAATGGCCAAGTTGAAATTCCTAAAGAACGGAATCAGCTAGTCTTCTTGAATCGTGGTGATGAGGTTATTCCGGCCAAGAAGACGGCAGAGCTCTTTGGCCTAAATCGTTACGTAACTGGTAAAAAAGGTTGGCTTTCCGCTGCTTGGGATAATGTTAAAGACTGGGCTGGCGATACCTTTGAGGCTATTGAAGACGCCTTGAAAGACCCGTTGGGTGTTTTGACTGACTTATTCCATAAAGGCAAAAACACCGCAACTGATATTTGGAAAACAGTTGGTGATGGTGCAGCTGATTATCTGCCAAAGACTGGTGTCGAATGGTTTAAAAAAGAGCTGCAAAAGCTAGAAGATGCATTAACACCGCCTAATCCTAGCGGTTCGGGTGTTGAACGTTGGCGCCCTTATATTGAGAAAGCCTTTAAGGAACTGCATGTAACAGCTACTGAAGGCAAAATCAATAAGCTGCTTCGTCAAATTCAAACTGAATCTGGCGGTAATCCGACTATTCCACAGCAGATTAGCGACATTAACTCCGCAGCTGGCCATCCGGCACAAGGCCTACTTCAGTTTGTTCCTTCAACATTTAACTCATGGGCTGTAAAAGGCCATCACCAAATTCTAAATGGTTATGATCAGATTCTAGCTGCGATTAACTGTCTGGAACATGGCGGTGAAGGTGGCTGGGGTAACGTCGGTAATGGTCACGGTTGGATGAATGGTGGCTGGGCAGATCGACCAGCTATTTTCGGTGAAGTACAAGGTGAACCCGAACTGGCGATTAATCCAGCGCGCCAAACGGCAGATCATTACATCTTGGAAGCAATTCGGGCACGAGCTGCTAAGTCGCCAAATGGATTTGCGGCGAAGTTAAATCGAATGATCGTCAGTCAGCAGCAGGCCGGGCATCAATTGGTAGCCGCAACGCCTTCAACAATGCCAGCGCCAATGCTGAACAACGGTGTGAATAATGGTGTCAATTTAAGTGGTGACGTTACTATCACATTCCAAGTTGATAGTTCAGAATTAGCACGCCAGACTTATCCAAAGTACAAGATGATGAAGGCACAAGAAATTATTATTCGAAACAACGGTGGTGCAATTCCCGTTGGGAATGCAATGCCGGTAGGAGGTGGATACTAATGGCAACGATTATCATTCAGCGACAGGACGGCACTGAATATGATTTAGACGCGTTGGGCTTTCGGGTCAAAAGCTTTAGTGTACCACTGAATAATAATTCTTATAATTATCAGCAAGTTGGCAAATATGGTTCAATGATGACCACTTTTGCCAGTCAGTATCTGGTTATTCCATTAACGATTGTGATTACAGCGGTCGACATGGCCGACTACAATCTGCAACTGCTGGAATTAAGGCGTATTTTTCGCTCAGATGAGGATTTTTATGTAATTAATGCGATTACTCCATTCATGCGCTGGAAGGTTCGTGCTGAAGCAGTTACGCCAACTCAGCAAAGCAATTTTTGGCAATCAGCAGATGTTGCAATCAATCTTGACTGCGCAGATGGCTATGCCGAATCAGTTGCGACCACGCTTAATTGGAATGCTGAAGAATGGGGATTCGGTCTTAACATACCCAAGGACGAAATCAGCTACGAATTTACACAAAGTGATTTTTCATTTTGGAATCTGGGATTAATACCGCTACTAGCTGATGAGCGACCAGCTAAGATGATTTTTCAAGGTAATGCGCCGAATGGCTTTACGATAACTAATAACACCACGCAGCAATCAATTCAGATTAAGCGTGGTGTTTCTAGTTCCGATAAAGTAATCATTGATGGTGTTATGCCGTTGATTAATGGTCAGCAGGCCTATAACGATTGTGATCATGGCTATTTGGATTTTGTGACTGGTGAAAACAAGTTGCATGTTGATGGTGCTAGCAATTTTAGGCTTAAGTTTGAGACCAGGTTTTACTACTAAGGAGGTGATTAAGTGATCAAAATTGCAGTTCAAGGCTATGATGGCAATGAATCGGTGATTCTTGCCTATAACGTCAGTGTTACGAAAACAATTAACAGTTTTCCGACATTGACGTTTTCTTTTGATGCCACTGGTCAAAATAAGATCGCTGAAAACCTTTTAGGGCCACGAGCGTTATTTACGCTTGCAGACGGTCAGCAGTACCGCTTGACGATTTCAAACCCAGTACCAAATTTCAACTACCGAACCTATACGATTACGGCCACGCACATTAGCCATGATCTGCACGATAATTATGTCCGCAATACATTGGCAGGTGTTCAATCCATTAATAGCTGTATGGATTTAGCAATCCAAGGAACGACGCTATCGTATCAAATTGATGGGAATTTCAATCCTCATGATTTTGGCGAAAATACGATTGGTGCTGGGCATGGTGATGATATCTTATCAGCGGTTGCGCAGGCTTGGGGTTGTGAGTATTGGTTTGACAACCGGACGATTCACATTGCTAAAACGATTGGCACTAAAGACTCATTCTTATTTGTAGATCGAGTCAATGCTAACTATATTTCGTGGACTGAAGATTACTCATCATTCGCGACGGCAATTCATGGGTTTGGCAAGCAGCTAGAGCAATCTTCAGATCAGGATTCTAGCAATCAAACTATTCAGTATAGCTGCGAGGCGGACTATTATAGTCCGCTAGCCGGCAAGTCAGGGATTGGTGCTATTTGGCAAGATGCTTATACCAGTGACACGATTACTGATAGTAATGCATTACAGGCAGCCTTAAAAAGCTCGCTGCATGATTATCCTGATGTGCAGTACTCGATGAGCTGGGTAACATTTGCGGATAACAGCCAAATCAAAAACAATATTGAGATTGGTAATACTGGCTGGTTACGTGATCGCTATGGTCTTGATGTCAATGTCAAGATTCAAAGCTACACGCACTATCTAGACAAACAGTCAGGCAATAGCGACACAATTACGTTTGGCAATAAGATTTTCGATGCTTCAGAATATGAAGCGCGGCAAAGAAAAGCTCAAGACCAAGCAAAGATGATTGCCAACCTGCAGTGGAAAATCAACACTGCAAAAAGTGTAGGCAATGCATGGACAGAAAGCGAGGTGCAGGTATTTGACAGCAGCAAGCGTAACTGATCCAAACGGTGAGTATCCAATTAGGGCAGGAGCATTCGTTGGCTTTGACTACAGCACCACTGCTTTACGTGGCGGAGTAATGCTAGTCGCTTCGCCTAACGGCAAGGATAAGCTGCCAAAGTTGGGGCCTGACGGTCAATTTATTTTTAACATTGCCGACAGCAATAACATGTGGGTTTTGATAAAAGACAAGATTCAGGCTGCTTTAGCTAGTGCAGAGGGTCTTGCCAACACAGCGAACGCTAATGCCATCAAAGCACAATCGACCGCTGACAATGCAATTACTGGCTTAGCTGGCAAACTAGACAAAGCCGATCTGACGTGGGCTAACCTTGCGGGGAAACCAAGCATACCTAACGCTGATGCTACGACAACTGTATCAAGCGGGGACCTTAACGACTACGCGACGACAGGCAAGTACTACATGCCTAATTCATTGTCTAACTACACCAATCATCCAACTACCGGTACTGATATGGGCGACTGGTTCATAATGAAAGTTGACGTGTATAAGCCTGCTCCTATGATTGTGCAGACAATTTACCAGGTTAACTCTGGTGATGTTTGGGTGCGGACAAAGTTTGGTAGTAACGCCTGGAAATCATGGCGTCAAGTAACCTTCTGGCCTAATGGAGGATAGCTGATGGATTTAGTTAGTTATGTATCTGGCAACATTAAAAACGTATATCAAAAAGTGATTGAGTTGTATCAGCTAGAAATTGAAGTTGATGCTAATGATGAGCAAACAGTACCAACACTACGTGTTGAGGAATGCCAAACGAGCGTCCTCAACCGACAGGCGCGGCAATGGCTTTTTCGAGTGATGAAGAGAATGGCTGCTGACATTAACGAATTGGTTACGCTATACAACGCTCAAAATTTGATTGACTGGAACGCAGACGGTCAGCCGTTAACACCGCCGTATTACTTAGCAATGCCGAAGTCATTAGCTTTTGCTGAGGTTGAAACGGTTTTAGATGATGATTTTAAACGAGCTTTCGAGCTGTTTGCTCAGCTCGAACAATACGCAAATGATATGAAAGGAGCCTGATTATGGCAGCGATTAATACGCGAGTCGTTTTGGACTTGGTCCGGGACGCGCAATCGAATACAAGCTCGATTGTCGATCTGACGCCATATTTTCAAGGGCGGGTTGGCGATAGCCAAGCACCAATGCCACTGGCACTGAAAATGGACGGTCGGCCGCAGGATATGACAGACTATGGCTTTCAGGTTGAAGCAACCGATAGTCAAGGGAAAGCTTTCGTACTTTCTAATTGTGCTAAAGAAGTTGCGCAGTCTGATAATTTTAAACGTGGATTCTTTACGGTGATCTGGGCAGCAGAAATGTTCCAGAACCCGGGGATCATGAAAGGTGCCTTTGTGATTACGAAGCCCGACACTAACGAACGAATTTCCACGCTAGACTTTAACTTGAATATTTTAGAGCAAACTGTCAGCTTAAATACGTTGCATGATAGCTACAGCAATCGGCTTGAAAATGTCATTAATGACCTAACGGCCAAAGCTGATCAGATGATCAAAAGTTCTTCAATTGCGACACTGACGGCACAGCTTAAAGCCACGCAGTCAGCATTGGAGACCGCAACTGATTTGATTAATACCAAAGGCATTCCAACAACCGTTGAGATGCAAACTTATGTAAAAGGATATATGGTAGCCCAGAATACAGGCGACGATCTAAATACGTTAACGACGCCAGGTATGAGCTACTATGTAACAACGACTTCTGCCGGCAATCTGCCAAATGGCAAGTTAGGAATGCTTAGCATTCATGGCAATGCATCACACTTGCTACAGGTTTTCACGGACGCTGACCAGAACGCTTTTGTGCGCGGATATGAGAACAATGCTTGGTCTAAGTGGCGTCAAGTAACATTCTGGCCAAAGGAGGCATAAATATGATTACATTTGTAAATATTTCGGGGGGGGGTAACTTAACCCCGTCTGTTAGCTTAGTTACTGCCTTTTTGAAAGGTGGTGACCAGTAATGGCTGTTGCAACAATTAAAAATGGACAGGAAGATTGGACAAACGCGCTTAATACGGGCTTAAGCCAAATTGGCGATTTTACGGACTGGTCCACAGCCGGGATTGTGGCCATGAATGGATTTTCAATCAAGAACGTTTGCTGGCGACGTTGCACGAAAAAGGATGGTGACCGAACGTTTACCATCTTAGAAATTGCCGGCTGGATTAATAACATGCCAGCGCTGGACCCTAATCAGCATCTGCAGATTATGAAACTAGCGGCAGAGGTATATAAACCAATTGGTAATTACTTTGCACAAGCTAGTTCAATCGGTGGGAGTGCGGCGAGTGGCTTAGAATTCGATCCACAAACTGGTATTATTACCGCAACTAACGGCTACAACTTCAAGATTGAAAACTTTGGTTCATTTATTAGCCTGTTGATCATCAGCTAATTAGTGTGTGTGAGCCATTCCTTGTCCGGGAAGGATATTGATATGAACGAACAAATTTTCATGGGGGGGGCGCAGTTGCGCCTCTGATTAGCAACAATGCAGGCACTGCCAAGATGGGGGGTGCTTGCTAATGCCACTTGAATTAATCAAAAATAAACGTGAGGACTGGGCAAACGTTATCGATCATAATTTTGAATTAGCAGGTAAATTACCGATTGATGGTGCAATCCATGCTGGTGCGGTAGCTACGTTTCTGAATGGCGCAACCGGTAGTTCTGATTGTTGGTATCTGCCAATCAACGGTGGGAAGTTAGTTTTCCTATCACTTTGGCAGGTTACTACTAAAACAAGCATGACACGTCAAGACTTGTTTAAATTGCCAGCATTATTAGCGCCTTCTTATTCGGCTGGGGCTATTTTAAACGAAAACAGTTATGTCACCAATCGACATGCGAGTCAAAACGCTTTTACGTTTTGGAGCTCAAATGTGAGCTCTGATCAGATCGACATGGATACCACACTGATTTATCTACACTTTGATTAACAATGCCAGTCCGGAAAGGACATGAAATGGCTTTAACACAACTGACTCCAACGGAGAACTGGACTAAGATTATCAACGACAACTTTAGTAAAACGAATCTCGAAAATTTAAACTGGCATAAAGTTTCGCCAGGCTGTACTTGGTTAAATGGGTCGATATCGTATTTTAACGATCTTTTCTATACGCAAATCGGCAATGCCAAATTATGCTTACTAGAAGTTGGATTTGTTAAGGTACCACGTTTGGCGCAAGACACGCCGTGTCTTCGAGTTGCTAAGGAGTACGCACCATCACATGTCGTAAGTGGATCGCTGCAGCAGAACGCTTATATTGCGGAGCGCAGCGCTGGTGGCAGTACTGATTTCATTGTCTGGAATGGCAATGACTGTGGTAACGTTGACGGTGGAAATGCCTCGTTAATGTGGATCCATCTTGATGATTAATATAGGAGAAACACAATGAGTAATAAAATTACGGTATATGAATTTGATGCGACAAGCCGAATGCATCCTTTTCTAGCTGCGGCGCAAATCGACGCGAATGTTGAGTTGAAAGATAATCAAACGACTGTGGCTCCAAATGAGGCACAGTTTTTTAATGGCCACGAATGGGTAAACGAGTTAACAAATGTTTATCATTATGACGAAAAGGGTTATTTTGATGCGGTAGCGATTATTCCCAAAGGCTCGGAATTGAAAACCAACGAAACGTTAGTTGTGCCATACGATAGTGAGGGCCGGGGTATGTATAAGCCTAAGTTTGACACGGCACAGAACACGTGGATCGAAACGTTAACGCAAGCGGAAATCGACGCGCTCAACCAACCCGCAGCACCTAAGCCAACCGCCGAGCAGCAAACGATCAGTTTGTTAGGGCAACGGGTAGCACAGACGACCGCTGAGAATGCGCGGATTAAGCAAGACAACGCGCAGCTTAAGCAGATGGTATCCGTGCTTGGTCAAACGGTTGCTCAGCTTAAGGCACAATCCAAGACGACTAACTAAGGAGTGAGAGACTATGATGACTGACTTTGATTTTGTAAAGACTATCTACTCTTGGGGATTCCCGATTGAGTGCTACGTACAGTACAACACGATCACAGCAGAACAATACAAGCAAATCACCGGCAAGGACTATGTAGCAGCGACACCTGATACGGCTATCAGCCAATCTTAAGATCAAACAAAAAAGCCCACAGCATGATACTGTGAGCTAATAAAAAGGACGCCTATTAAGCGTCCTCAACCGGTTCGGTATGTGAGGAGCTACCTCAATACCGTTTTGCGCACCGGCCTTCTAATCATCATACCTGTATTATATCACATTCTATTTATGATACAATGTTTATTGCGCACCGAGTGGGTAGCTCCCACTTAAGCCTGTGTGCATTAGGAGGTGACTCCTATGGGACATTGGTTCCTTCTAATCATCATCGTGCCTAACAAGCACGTTAAAAAATTAATTAAGCGACTACTCAAGTAGTATATTCGCCAGCGCTCATCGGTTTGGATACTGATAGGGCGCTTTTTGCTTGCGCAGATTTTGATAAGGAAGGAGGTAAGTATGTGCATGTTGATTGGGATGAAGTAGCAAGTGTTTGTGGTGTAATTTCTGGAGTGATTGCTTTACTGGTTTGGGTTACTAAAACAACTTTTAAATCATTTCTGACACCAGTAACTCAAGAAATCCGCCGATTAACAGATAGTATGGGGATTTTAAATAATACTATCAATAAGCAGACGGATCGTCAGGAAGAGTTTAATCGTCGCCTAGAAAAACATTCAGAAGAATTAATTTCTCACGATGAAAGAATTAAGCATCTGGAGGATGGTACAAGATGAAAGAAATTAACAATATTGTAGAATGGTTGATCCAGTCGGGAGCGCTCGTTGCGCTCTTTTCTTTTGCCTGGAAATATGTTAAGCCGTGGCTAGATGCTAAGCAGACCCACGCCCAAACTGAGCAGGCTAAAGTAGCTTGGGGGTTGCTAGAACAAGTAGCTGACACTTCAGTTGCAGCGTTGGTTGGTCAGAATATGGCTGGTAAGGATAAGTTTAACTTGGCGGTTAAGAATGTTCAGCAAGCAATGCAAAGCAATGGGTTTGAAGTTAATCAAGCGGCAGCGGAAAATGCGGTGCAATCTGCTTATGAACAGAGTTCACTGACGCCAACGGTTGTGCCAGGCAATGATATTAAACCAGCACAAGGCTCAGTAGCGGCAATTAATCCTAAGGGGGTAAAGTAA